GTTTTGCGTCTTTTTGTGCAGCAGCAACCATGATAGCCGACTCAAAAGCTAAACAATCGAAGCCTCGCCGGGGTGGCGGGTGGAATAAGAAGTCCCTCGAAGAGCATATTGCCGATGGGACGTACCAGAAGTGCCGGCACGGCTCGCTCCCCGAGATCCTTGACTTCCCGCAGAAACCTCCCACCCGAATCAAAAACGGCAAGCGACTAACACGGCGGTGGTGCCACAACGCGGCCGATCTGCGGGCGATGGACGAGGGCTGCCGGTTCAACGAACGGCTGGCGAAGCACGTCGACGACTTCTTCTGCACGATGCTTTGCCACTCCGCCGGCCAATGGGCGGGAAAGCCGTTCGAGCCGACGACGTGGCAGCGCGAGAACCTGCTGTGGCCGCTGTTCGGCTGGGTGCGACCGGACGGGCAACGGCGGTTCCGGCGGTCGTACATCGAGCAGCCGAAGAAACAAGGGAAGTCGGCCCTGGCCTCGGGGATCGGGCTCTACGGGCTGGTGGTCGACGAGGAACCGGGGGCGGAGGTGTATTCGTTCGGTGCCGACCGGGACCAGGCCGGCGTGGTTCACCGCGAGGCGATCAACATGGTCGAGTGGTCACCAGCCCTGGCCCAGGTGCTGAAGATCAACCGCACCACGGGAGCCATCGTTTACAAGGGGACCAAGAGCTACTACAAGCAGTGCTCCGGCACGCCGCGAGGAAAGCACGGGATCAAGCCTCACTTCGGGATCTGCGACGAGCTGCACGAGTGGTATGGTTCGGACCTGTGGGAGTCGATCCGGTACGCCTACCGGATGCGAGACCAGCCGCTGTCCCTGGTAATTACCAACGCCGGCGACGACCTGGAAAGCGTCTGCTACGGGCAGCGCGAGAAGGCCCAGGCCCTGCTCGCCGGCGAGCGATACGACCAAGGGTTCTTCGCGCTGATTTGTTCGGCCAGCAAGGAAGACGCGGAGGCCGAGGTGGCCGCGGTCCGCGGCGGGGCGGAGGAACTGCCGGTGGCGCGAGCCTGCAATCCACACCTCGGGACGATCACCTCCGAGGCCGATCTGCTCCAGGACATCCGGGACGCGATCGCCACGCCCTCGGAATTGGCCAACCTGCTTCGCCTTACCTACGGCGTGTGGGAGCAGACGGCCGACCCGTGGCTGTCGCTTGGTGACTGGCAGGAGTGCCAGGCGAGCTACACGACGGCCGACCTGACTGGCGAGCCGTGCGACGGCGGGCTAGACTTGAGCCGAAAGCGGGACCTGTCGAGCCTGGTGCTGATGTTCCCCGACCCCGACGACCCGCTCGTGCGTCGTCAGTTGGCCTGGCACTGGCTGCCCGAGGAGTCGATGCCCGAATTCCGCAAACACGCCGACTGCGATACGTGGGCCCGCGAGGGCTGGCTACGGCTGACGCCGGGAAAGACCACCGACTACAACGTGATCGAGGCGGACATCGCCGCGATTGCCGATCAGTACGACATCCAGCACCTGGCGTTCGATCCGATGTACGCGACGGAACTGACGACCCGGTTGAACGAGGAACACTCGATTGAGTGCGTAGAATTCAAGCAGACAATCGTTCAGTTCGCCCTGCCCACGGCCGAATACGAGCGACTCGTGGTCGACGGGAAGCTGCAACACAACGGCAACCCGCTGCTGACGTGGCAGGCGGGTCACGTCCAGGTCAAGCACGACGTGAATGGGAACATTCGGCCGGTGAAGCCAAAGGGTTCGGACCACCGCAAGATCGACGGTATCGTCGCCGGGGTGATGGCGCTGGCGATGACGCTGGCCGCCGACGAGGATGGTACGTGCAGTGTGTTCTACGCAGGAGATACCGTTTGACGCTCAACGGATTCGTGGCAATTGTGGGGCTGGTACTCGTCGGCATCGGATGCTGGCAGGTGCTGCCGGCCGCGGCGTGGATCGTGGTCGGGGCCGCGCTATTCGGCGTGGCGGTGTTTGACGTGTTCCTGGAGGGCCGCAAGCGATGATTTTAGAGAAGATGTTCCCGCGTGCGGCAGTCTCCTTTGACTCGTTTCCCCCGCCACCTGGTGACGACTGGTGGTACGGCGGCGCAGGCGGTGCGAGCACGAGCGGCGTCAAGATCAACGAGCAGTCGGCAATGGCCGTCTCCTCGTTCTTCGCCGGCGTGCGGTTGCTGTCGACCGGCGTGGGCACGATCCCGCAGAAGGTGTACCGGCGGATCGACGAGGACAACAAGGAACCCGCCAAGAAACACCCGCTGTATCGGATCTTCCACCGCCGGCCCAACGCATGGCAGGTGCCGAGCCAATACTACGGAATGATCATGGTGCATTGCCTGCTGCGGGGCAATTTTTTCGCCCGCCCCGTGCTAACCGGGCCGGAAAAGGTGGACCAGATTCTGCCGCTACACCCGGACAAGATGAAAGTGGAGCAGCTCCCGACGGGCCGGCTGCGCTATCATTACACGCCGCCGATGGGCGACGAGGTGACGTACAACCAGGACGAGATCCATCACGTCCGTGGCCTGAGTCTCGACGGTGTGACGGGCGTGTCGGTGCTGACCTACGCCCGCAACACGTTGGGCCTGGCCGCCGCCCAGGAGGGACACGGGGCAAGCCTGTTCAAAAACGGATCGGTGCCGCCGTTCTTCCTGACCTCGCCGAACAAGATGAAGCCGGACGCGATCAAGGAGTTCCGTACCAACTGGAAGGGAATGCACGGCGGCGCGGAAAACGCCCACAACCCGCCCGTGTTCGATAACGGGATGGAGGCCAAGGCGCTGGGGCTGACCAACGAAGATTCCCAGTGGCTGGAGAGTCGGAAGTTCCAGGCCGAGGAAATTGCGAGGTTCCTGGGTATCCCGCCGCACAAGATTGCGATCCTCGACAAGGCGACCTTCAGCAACATCGAGCACCAGGCGATCGAGTACGTCACCGACGCGCTGCTGCCGTGGATCACGCTGATCGAACAGTGCGAGGTGCGGGACTTCTTCGGCGACGACGACGAGTATTTTCCCGAATTCCTCGTCGAGAACCGGATGCGTGGTGACACGCTTTCGCGTTACCAGGCATACGACATCGGGATCAAGGGGCGATTTCTGTTGCCCAACGAGGCCCGCGCCCGCGAGAACCTCAACCCGATCGAGGGCGGCGACGAGTTCGCGGAGGTGCCCGGTGTGACCGGCAAGGGATCGCCGGAAGAAGAAGACAAGCAGGAAGACACCGAGGAAGCGGAGGACGACGCGCCGACGCCGCCCGGCCTTGACCCCAAGGGTAAATCGCAAGAGGCGTTCGCGCTGCTGCTGGAAGACGCGGCCACGCGGATCACCACGCGGGAGATCCTGGGCATTCAAGCGCGATCCGGCAAGGCGGACCAGGACAAGGCCCGATGGTGTGCCTGGGTGGCGGAATTCTACGATCGGCACGAATCCTACATGGCCAAGACGCTGGCCCCGCTGGCGTTGGCATGGTTCCGCGCCTCGGGCGTGCAGCTCGACGTGGAGGAATTCGTCGGGGCCTGGTGCGGCGTGTGCCGGGGCCAGATCCAGCGGGCGGAGAGCGTGCCGGACGTTCTGACCGACTGGAGGCGGGGCCACGCGGCCACGCTGGAAACCGAGTTGAAACGGAGGTTCTTCGATGCGATACCCGCAAATTCTTAACGCCGCCCGCTCGTCGATCTGGGCAATCCACCGGCCGAAGCTGGAGGCGATCCTCCAGTTCCTCGACACCAAGGCGTCGGGCGGCTCGGTCGACGCTCGCCTGGTCGAACAGATGGCCGCGGAGAACCGGGGCCGCGGCAAGGCCGTGGTGTCCCGTTCTGTGGCCGTGCTGCCGCTTCTGGGGACGATCACTCAGCGGTCGGACATGCTGACCGAGTTTTCCGGCGGGACGTCTACGGACCGCTGGGGCCGCGAGTTTGACCAACTGGTGGCGGACCCGGAAGTCGGCTCGATCGTCCTGGACGTCGACTCGCCGGGAGGCACGGTCTACGGCGTCCCGGAGCTTGCGGCGAAGGTCCACGCGGCCCGCGGCACCAAGCCGATCATCGCCGTGGCCAACTCGATGGCCGCCAGTGCCGCCTATTACATCGCCAGTGCGGCCGACGAGGTGGTTGTCACCCCCTCGGGCGACGTGGGCTCGATCGGCGTGATCGCCGTTCACGCCAACCGGGCCGGCGAGTATGAGCAGGCTGGCGTGGAATACGATATCGTCACCTACGGTAAGCACAAGGCCGAGCACGCCGACACGGGCCCGCTGGCCGACGAGACCCGCGCCGAAATCCAGCGGCGGGTCGACGAGGACGGGAAGGCGTTCGACGCGGCCGTGGCAAAACACCGTGGGGTGACGCCGGAGACGGTCCGCAAGACGTTTGGGCAGGGCCGGATGTACGGGGCCAAGGAGGCGGTTCAACGGGGCATGGCCGATCGCGTGGCCACGTTGGACGAGACGGTCGCCAGGATGGCCAAAGGTGGGCGGGCGAAGAAGCGGACCCGCTCGGCGATCGCCCGCCGGCGGCTGGACCTGGCGGATCGCGCTTGACACAGAAATCGATCTGCGGTAGGTAGATAGGCAATCGGGATCGGTACGCAATGCGGCCGAGCCCCAAAAATTCAAATTAGTTTCGCTGACTACCCTCCACGCAAAGCGGGTTGCGAGTCGCAACCACACTTTGCAACGAGGGTAGTTTCGTGAATATCCGACTCGAACGGCTCCGCAAACGCCGGGCCGCTTTGATCGAGCACAATCGCAAGTTGCTCGACTCCGCCGACAACGAAGATCGCGACCTCAGCGAGGACGAGGAGGCGACCTTCGCCTCCAACGACGAGGAGCTGAAAAAGCTCGCCTCGTCGATCCAGCGAGAAGAGGCTTTCGCCGAACTGGAACGCACGGCCAAAGCCGCTTACGTTCCAGAAAACCAGCCCGGCGACCAGGTCCACATCGAGAACAAGGGGCCGGCCTTCCAGACCGATCCCAACAAGGGATTTAAGTCGCCGCGCGATTTTATGTGCGCGGTGATGAAGGCCTCTACCGAGGGCCGCACGGAGGATCAGCGGCTGCTGTTTCTCCGGGCCGACGAATCGCTCAAGCGCCAGGCCACCGTCGGAAGCGACGAGGGCGGCACGTACAGCGACCCCTACGGCGGCTTTCTGGTGCCCGAGGGGTTTTCGCCCAACCTGCTCAAGACCAAGGCCGAGGCCGATCCGATCGGCTCGCGGATCACGAACGTCCCGATGACCGCGCCGTCGGTCAAGATCCCCTCCCGCGTCGACAAGGACCATAGCGACAGCGTCTCCGGCGGATTCCGCGTCTACCGCCGGGCCGAGACCGAGGACGTCACGGCCAGCCGTGCGTCTTACGAGATGGTCCACCTCTCCGCCACGCCGCTGATGGGCATCAGCTACGCCACCGAGGAGTTGCTGACCGATTCGCCGATCTCCTACGCCGCCCTGATCGAGGCCGGTTTTCGCACCGAGTTTGCCTCGAAGCTCATCAACGAGCGGCTCAACGGCACCGGCGTGGGCCAGTTCACCGGAGCGCTGAGCTGCGGTGCGGTGATCGAGGTCTCCGCCGAGACGGGCCAGGCCGCCGACACGATCGTGTGGGAAAACGTCCGCTCGATGCGTGCCCGCTGCTGGGACTACAGCAACGCGGTGTGGCTGTACAACCACGACTGCCTCCCGCAGTTGATGAGCATGTATATGCCGATCGGCACGGCCGGCGTGGCGATGTGGCAGAACTCGGCCCGCGAAGGCGAACCCGACCGCCTGCTGGGCCGCCCGGCGATCGCCACCGAGTATTGTCCCACCGTGGGCGATGCCGGCGACCTGTTCCTCGGCGTCTGGAGCGAGTACCTCGAAGGCACTTACCAGCAGGTCGAGGGTGCCGAGTCGATTCACGTCCGGTTCTTGTACAACGAGCGGACGTTCCGCTTCACGATGCGGAACGACGGCGGCCCGTGGTGGCACTCCACCCTGACGCCGAAGAACGGCTCGACGCTGTCGCCGTTCGTCAAGCTCGAAGCCCGCACGTAGATGAAAGGGGGTGACCCTTGACCCGCGTGATTTTCAACCGTGAACCGCTGGCCCGTGAAGGCGGAAGCTTTCGCAAGGGCCAGATTGTCGACCTGACGGGGCCCAGCCTCAAGCGCTGGCTACGCCGCGGTGCTGTCGAGCCGTACACCGAGCCGCCCGTCAAACAGGCGGCCGCGCCGGAAGTCGTGCCCGAGCCGCCCGTCAAACAGGCGGCCGCGCCGGAGGCGGTGCCCGACCCGCCGCCGGCGCCCGTCAAACCGTCTCGACGGCGGACCACCAAACCGAAACCGAAACCGAAAACCACGGAGGGCTAAACAGTGGCCTCTCAACTTGGACTCGAAAAATTCTTCGCCAACGCGAAGGTCGAAATGTTCGATCACGACCCGGACGGAACGTCGGCCGCCGTGGTCACCCCCGACGCCGGCACCACGGAGCGGTATGTCGACCTCCGCGATTACAAGGGATTCGCGGTCGCGGCGATGTCCTCAACACTGACCGGCAACGGGGTCACGCTGCTGGAGATCGTCGCCGCCGACGACACCAGCGGGACCAACGTCACGGTCATCAAGAGCTCGGGCACCGTGGCCGCCGACGCGGTCGGTGACTACGTCGTCGAGGAGTGCTCGGCGGAAGAGATTGCCCACCTCTCGGAGGCGAGCGGGTACGACCTCCGCTACGTGGCCGCGCGGATCACCGTGGCCAACGCCGCCGACGAGGCGGTGGTGGCGTACATCCGCCTCGGGGCCAAGTTCCCGCAGACCGGCCTGACGGCCGACACGATCTCGTAACGCCGGGGACGCGGGGCGGGGGACGAGGGACGCGACCGCGCCTCCCGCCCCCGGCCCCCAACCCCTTACTCCTCACACAGGTCAACCTTGAAAGGGAATCCTGAATGGACACGAAACTCTTCGGACGCAACCAACCGGGCGGGATGTTCTCGATCGTCGATCGGGAGTTTTTCCCCGGCTCGATCTTTTGGGTCGGCTCGGCCGTCTCGGGGGCCAGCGACTCGGCCGGCTACGGCCGGAACCCGGACGCCCCCTTCGCGACGATCGACTACGCGGTCGGCAAGTGCACGGCTTCGGCAGGCGACGTGATCTTCGTCCTGCCCGGCCACACGGAGGACCTGGCTACGGCAACGGCCTGCGCCGTCGACGTGGCCGGCGTGTCGATCA